TGATCTAGTGCCGGTTGTGCTAAGCGTTCGCTGAATGATTGAGTCATGCTGCGACCTCAAATCCACAATCCGAGCAACCATATTCTGGCTGCTCGTCTATGAGATAAAGGCAGGTAGCACAAATCTCACGACCTTGTTCGTCTATTTTGCGGCTCATGCTGCATCTCCTTCGTTGTTGTTGTTTAGGCCAATGCGTAGGCGGGTCGCTTCGCTCATGGCCCGGACCATGGCAATACCGGCAGCGATAGCTTCATCGTTGCGCCCTTGCTGGGCAAATTGTTTTGCGTTGTTTTCTAATAGATCGGCTTTCGCCTCAAAGTAGGCGATTCGTCCTTGATTTCGTGCCATTTGCTGCTCCCCTATTCGTTGATTGGTTGGTAGTAGTGAATAATTGTCTATGATCGCGTGTAAGTCAAGCGCGGCGCGTGTCGCGCTCCCCTAGTCGTTGAGCGGTCTGTAGTAGTTAGTAACCGCCGGCGCACTCGGTGCGCGTGTGCTTAAGCCTGGCGCGTTTAGCGTCGCGTAGGTTAGGCGTGTAGACGATCCACCGGCAGGCGCCGGATCCGCAATTGGTGATCCATTCGCCGCCGGTGAAGTCGTAGAAGTAGCAGGATCTAGCCATGGGCCTCACATTCTGCGCAATAGCCGGCTTAGGCGCTCTAATGGGATCACTATTCCGCAAGAGATGCAAGCACCGCGCCATGCGGCCAGGATTCGCCGGTTAAGATCGCTCATTCGCTCTGCTCTTCCTTGCACTTATGAACAGACCAGAGGCCCGCTTTAATCTCATCGCCGCACCAATTGCAGCCGATGGCCTCTAAGTCGTCCTCGTGTACTTCGCCGCATTCGTCGCAGATTTCTTCTTCTGGTTGCTCGTGTTCTGCTTTATAGTGAAATAGATATTCCTCTGATGAGTTAAAAAACTCATAGCATGTTTCGCAGATGATAGGGCTCATGGGTTAGATCCATTCCTGGCGCAAGATATAGCCGGCGCGATCCTGGCCATGGAATAACACGCTGCTAAGGTTATAGACCAGGTGAAATCCCATATCCATACCAGCGCCGCTCACGCGAATAGCCCGGTGGCCTTTACTCTCAATTAGGCGATCACCCATAGTCGCGGCGGCATAAAATGTAATATCACTAATGCGGCCATCACTATCGGCCACCAATAGGGAGATGCCGCGACTCATGCCGCTAGCAGATACGTGCCGTAAGATCGTGTACACGCGGGTACCCTCACTTACATAATGGGTTAATAGTTGCTCGCGAGCATAATCGCGATCTGCGCGATCTTGCGCGGCCTTGCTTAGTGTTGTTGCCATGTTATTAGTCCTTTACGTTAGATCCTGCCTAGTTGCAGGATACCCGCCACCGGTATTACCGGTGCCGGATATTCCGCCATTAGACCGTTAGCGCTTGCGCATTGGCGCGATTAGTACATCCCAAGCGATAATATCGTGATGTAGCGCGATCTTTACAGGTTGATTCTCGCCATGAAAGGTGAGATCCATTCCCTTAGATGGATCGTGCGGGATCTTTCCCAATTCTGCCAATAATTTGGCATTTAATTTAATTTCACCAGCAGGAACAGGATCACCGGCAACCCTGGCAAGAATAGGCGTGAAATCCGGAAGATTGAGCATATCCCAATGACGCACGGTTACAGATCCGCTCATGCCGCGGAAAGTAATCTCTCCATCATTATTGGTGATAAGAATACCGGCGATTTTTTCCAATTTAAGGAAAGTAAGGATCTGCTTAGCGTCTGCCCATGAGAGAGCGATAGGTGCTAGATCGCCAGGATCCGATTCCGTGATCTCACGAATGGCGCGGGTTGATCCGATTATCATTCTGTAACGATCGGTGGCGCGTACCGTGAAAGTATTTTTACTAGCCGATAATTCTAGGCCTAGAATGCTGCTAGGCGAATCTTTATCCTGCACCGTCATCGCACCAGCAATAAGATCGGCAAGATCGCGAGCAGGAATCATCACTTTATTATTCTCTAAGGTTACATTAGTCATTATTCTAGTCACTTTCCGTTAGTTATGATCCGCTAATCTAGCGGCCATAAGGCCAGAATATCGCTACCCTGGCCCTATAGTCAATAGATTAACCCTTATTTATATCCGATTAGTGTGCATACTCTCCCATCTGGCGTAATGCGACATTCGCCATAGATAGGGGTATGGGTTAGGCGGAAGATAGCGGCGGCGATGGCTAGGCCGATCACTAGGCCGATAAATAGGCGGCGGATCATGCGGTCACCTCATAACCTACGATTAGCCAGGCACTGTTAAGGATCGCATTCTGCCATTCGCCGCACCATTCGCAGGAATAATCGGCATTAACGGTTGATAGCACTAGGCAATTATCTTTTTCACAATAAACGCACTTCATTAGATAGTCCTTTCATTAGTGGCACCAGCGGTGCCGGTGGGATAATTATGCGGCCGGTGCTGGTGAAAGTCAATCGCCGGCGCGTCTAATTCGCCGGTATTTCTGCCCGGATCCAAGCTTGATCGCGGCCTATTTCTTGGCCATGTCCGCGACATATTGCCGGGCCATTAGGCCATCGGATCCGGAAGTATTTACCAGATAGCCCGGCGATCATTGGCCGGATCTGCCACCGGTTAGGCATTGGCCAGGGCCAGGGTTAGCCGGATCTCATGGCCAATTATGGTGGCCTATTGGTGGCCTATTGGTGAGCGATCGGTGAGCGCTACCGGTTATGGGTGGGTGGATAGTTGCGCCGCTTTCATCAGATAACGGCCGACATCGGCCCAATACCGCACCGGTTAGCCCTAGTTATGCCGCATTAACGGCCGGTATCGTGGCATTAACGGCCCCGAATCCGGCGGGTTATCTGCCAGAATCCGGCGGGCTGGCGGAATGGTACGGGTCGCCGATTGGTCTGCCGTAGCCGTTTAGCCGTGTTGCAACCCCTAGGGTTTTAACTATAGGTTGTTCTTGTAAGTACTATCCACCAAAATATTTTTTATAAATATAGGCCGCCCCGTAGGCAAAACCGCAGGTCAAAGCCACATTACCCATCAGTAATATACAATGTGACCAGAATCACAGGGCTTAGGGCGGGATAAACGTCAAAGTCAACGCCTTAGTATATATAGGGGATTAAATAATCCCCCCGTTCCGCTCGCTTCATGGCGAGCTTCACGAGCCATGCCTGATGGCAAATGCAGGGCCTTTCAGGCCCCTATGTATTTGTTACCCAGCTGGGGCTTACAGCCCCCCATAACTACCCATTAGCAATCCCCTAGGGGATGCTTCGCAGTGGGATAGGTCTATTGTTACCCATTAGCATTTTTGACCCATTAGGAATCTAGGAGTTCGCGCCATGGCAAAGCCAAAAAGCAATTCCTATAAGCTAGCAGAAGGAGCGACGCTCTCAGCGTCCGACGCCAAGAAGCGCCTTCTGGCTCTGATTGAAGAAGGCGTGACTGTTGAGGACGCCTGCCGCGCAGTCGGCAAGTCCGTCAAGTCGTATGAGTACTACCGGTCTAGCGACCCGCAGTTTAAGGAAGCAATTGACCTCGCCCGTGTAATTAAGAAGCGGGCTGGTGTCGTATCGGATGATGACGCCAATATCTCGTTTGAGGACTTCCGGCTTAAGTATCTGAATAGCGTGACGTTCGACCACCAGAGGAACGTCACGTCCCTGCTAGAAGAAGGTGAACCTGCCTGGCTTCATGGGAATATGACCTACGAGGTCGGCTACAAGAATTACGTCCTAGTCAACATGCCACCAGAGCATGCCAAGTCTATGACCGTCTCAATTGACTATGTGACTTATCGCATTGTGACCAATCCCAATGTCCGTATCAAGCTAGTCTCCAAGACCCAGGGCATGGCCAAGGAATTCCTTTACGCCATCAAGCAGCGGCTTACTTCCCCTCAGTGGGCAGAACTCCAACGCAGGTATGCCCCAGTTGAAGGCTTCAAGGCTACCGCCGAGAAATGGACATCTGACAGCATCTACCTTGAACGTGACTCAGGTGAAAAAGACCCTACCGTTCAGGCCCTTGGTATTGGCGGCCAGATTTACGGCGCACGTGCCGACCTCATCATTCTTGATGACTGCGTTACTCTCGCCAACTGCGGAGAGTTTGAAAAGCAGTTACGCTGGATCCAACAGGAAGTTCTTACCCGTGTTGGCCCAACAGGAAAGATCCTTTGCGTAGGTACCCGCGTTGATCCTATGGATCTCTACCGCGAGATGCGTAACCCAGAACGCTACCCTGATAACAAAAGCCCTTGGACATACTTGGCAATGCCAGCTGTCCTAGAGTTTGCAGATAAGCCAAAAGACTGGGTAACCCTCTGGCCTAAGTCAGATCGTCCTTGGGACGCTGACCCTACCGAGGCAGATAAAGACGGCTTCTACCCACGCTGGTCAGGTGAACATCTTAACCGCCGCCGCGGAATGATTGACCCAAAGACTTGGGCAATGGTTTACCAGCAGCAGGATGTTGAATCCACTGCAATCTTTAGCCCAGAGTGTGTACGCGGATCCATCGCAGGTATGCGATCCATCGGACCGCTTATCCCCGGCGCCCCAGGTCACCCTGAGACATTAGCAAGCCAATACGTTGTAGCGTCTATGGACCCAGCGATGTCCGGCGATACCTTCTCGGTAGTCATGTCTGGCGATAAGACCACGAGCAAGCGTTACTTGCTTGAAGCAAGCCGTATGCCAGCCCCGACACCACAGCAGATCCGTGACTTAATCTTCCACTGGACAGACAAGTACCACGTCAATGTCTGGGTCATTGAGAAAAATGCTTTCCAATTGTTCCTGACTCAAGATGAGCAGATCAACAAGTTCCTTGCCTCACGAGGCATCCGCCTTGTTCAGCACTACACAGGTGCCAACAAAATGGATGCAGAGTTTGGCGTAGCCTCTATGGCACCACTTTTCGGCTCGTGCGACAACCAAGGCAAATTCTTAAAGAACAACTTACTGGAACTGCCACGAGCCGATAACGAACACATCAAGTCGCTGATTGAGCAGTTGATTACTTGGTCAGCAGGAACAAAGAACAAGCAAGACGGTCCTATGGCGCTTTGGTTTGCAGAGACGCAGATGCGGGACTACATCAACCAGATGGGTTCATACGGGCAGACATTCGTTAAGAATAAGTTTGCCACGCGCCAACAGATAGCAAACCGTAAGGTCGTCAACTTGGAAGAATACGCAAGACTACAGGAAAAACTAGCAACGAACGGGGGAACCTTCTATGGCCATGGATATTGACCAATTAGGTATCAAGGTACGCAAGTTACGCGACCACTTCCACACCCGCGATTCTCGCTGGTCTGATCTTCTCTCAATCCGTCAGGGCAACATCCAGCAGGTATTCCCTGGAATGTTCCCAGATGAATTCCCTAAGCCAATGGTGTCAAACTTCATTGACATTGCAGCCCGCGACGTAGCAGAAGTTATCGCTCCGCTCCCAGCATTTAACTGCGATACAACAGATGCCATCTCAGATCGCGCCCGCAAGCGAGCCGATAAGCGCACAATGATTGCCGCTGGCTACCGCGATACTTGTAACCTACAGACCCAGATGTACACCGGTGCAGATCGCTACCTTACTTACGGCATGATCGCATTTGTCATTGAGCCTGATTGGGAAAACAATCGCCCAATGATCCGTATGGATAACCCAATTGGTTCATACCCTGAGCATGACCGTTTTGGCAAGTTGCTCTCATACACACGTCGCTACAATAAGACCGTGCGTGAACTCATCAATGATTTTCCAGAGTTAGAGCCACAACTACGTGGACCGTATGAGAACCGTAACTCAGAGCGCATGCTTGAAGTATTCCGTTATCAGGACAAGGATGAACTCATCCTCTTTATCCCTGAGCGCAAGAACCTTGTCCTAGAACGCGCAAAGAATCTTATTGGCGAACTGCCAGTAGTTATTGCTACACGTCCTGGCATTGACTCTGATGAACACCAGCGTGGTCAGTTTGATGACATCATGTGGGTTCAAGTCGCTCGCGCTCGCTTTGCAACCTTGCAGTTGGAAGCAGCACAGAAGTCTGTACAGGCACCATTCGCTTTGCCAGCAGACGTTAACGTACTTGAGATTGGCCCAGACGCAACCATCCGATCAGCCAACCCTGAAAAGATCCGTCGCGTTGATCTCAATATTCCTAACGGAATCTTCCAAGAGACAGCTGCATTAGATCAGGAACTACGTGTTGGTTCACGTTACCCACAGGGCCGTCTAGGTCAGCAGTCAGGATCTATTGTCACAGGCCGTGGCGTAGAAGCACTCATGGGTGGCTTTGATACTCAGGTCAAGACAGCACAGGCTGTATTTGCTGAGGCGTTCCGCCACGTCATGCGTATCTGCTTCTTGATGGATGAAAAACTATTTGGTGATGTTGAAAAGGAAGTACGCGGTGTAAATGCCGGTGCGCCTTATGAGATTACCTACACTCCGAAGAAAGATATTCAGGGTGATTATTGGTGCGATGTATCGTATGGCATGATGGCTGGACTAGATCCAAACCGTGCTTTGGTATTCGGACTTCAGGCTCGTGGAGATAAGTTAATCTCACGCGACTTCTTGCGTCGTCAGATGCCATGGGAGATGAACGTCACCATGGAAGAAGAACGAGTTGAAGTAGAAGAATTACGTGATGCGTTGATGCAATCAGTTGCAGCATACGCTCAAGCAATTCCTTCAATGGCTGCACAAGGACAAGATCCTTCTAAGGCAATCACAGCAATTGCCGCAGCGATTAAGGGACGCATGGCTGGAGATAACATTGAAGATGTTATTGCCCAAGCATTTGCGCCCGCTCCAGTATCCCCAGAAGAAGCTACCGCAGGTGAGGCTGAAGCCCCTGGACAGGTTCCTTCTGGGGCTCCTACACCGCAAGGCGCACCGCAAGGTGGCGCACCAATACCTGCGCCGCAAGGTGGCGGTTCTGCGTTGCAGAATCTATTAGCAGGACTTTCATCTTCTGGACAGCCTGCGCTTAGCGCTTCTGTTTCCAGAAGGTCGCCAGCCTAACGTTTCTGGCGATCAAACAAACCCCTATAGGAGATACACCATGGCAACAATGAAGTCATCATTGACTACAAAGGTTCCTTCACCAAAGAACCAAGGCGGACACGGATCATCCGAAGCCGTCACACAAAAGACAAAGATCCAGCCTAAGAAGGGTCCAGAGGGTACAGGAAAGTCAACAATCCTCTACACCGTTCAGCCTTCAGGCACAAAAGGCGTTGGCACAACAGCTGGTAAGCCACGCGGTAAGTAATTAAATGTCAGACGAGTTGGGCAAAGTACCAACGCGGGTAACCAAGTGGGATGTCTTTGCCCTTCTCGCTGACACAACCGCAGCAATCTTAATTGATATAGCAAGCGGGTTTGACATTTTGACTCAGATGTTTGAACACCAAGCAAGTTTCGTGGATGAGAAAAAATCCTTCCACGAGTATGCAGCCCGAACCATTGAGACACTACAAGAGGGAGAATAAGTCATGCCACAGGCAAATAAGCCAGCAATGACATCAGGCCCTGGGGCTTTAAGCCAAAGAACCGATGGCGGACCAGCATCAAAGCAAGCACTTCGTTATGTGGCAGGTATGCCTAATTACGGAGATGCACAATCGCTAATGGATATGCAGGCATCTGCACCAATGGCAAAGACAAACAATCCACCAAAGCCAGCACCTGCATCTTCTATGCAGCCACAGCAAGGTGGACAAACACAACCTCAGCCACAACCACAGCAGCCAATAGTTCCTCTTACTGCTCCAACACAGTTCCCTAATGAACCTGTTACAGCAGGTGCAGCAACGGGTGCTGGTCCAGGACTTGCAGCAATTGGAATGAACCAAATGCAAATGGGTGGTGGCGCTTCTGCTCGCCAAGCAGTACAAACTTTGGCGGCTTCCCCAGATGCTTCCCCAGAATTAAAACGCCTCGCCTCAATTTTAGGACAGTAATCTATGGCTAATCCAAACATTATGCCATCAAGCAATACTCCACCTACGGTTGATCTCGCCAATGCGATTGCAAAGTATCATCCTGAGCTTATGCAGAAATCTCCACAAATCGGAGCCGCAGCGATTGCTTCAGGCAACCCAAGCACGGCTTTAACACTAGCCAGCGCACAGACCATTGCTACCCATGCTCAGGCACTTGCCGATCATCAACAGCAATACAATTCAGACTCTGTATGGTCTAACATTTTAGGTGGCGCACAGAAAGCCACTAGCGCAGTCACTCAAGGTTTAAGCAAGATTCCTGGCGTTAGCACACTTATGCAGTGGGCAAATAAGCCATTACAAGAAGTGCAAAAAGACTACAAGTTTCTTCATAGCGTTTATACAGATCACTCGGTATGGCAAGGTGTCCTTGCTACCCTTGGCGTAGCAGGCGGAGCCGCACTTGGCTCACTTGCAGGTCCTGCCGGTGCAGTCTTTGGTGCTGATTTAGCAGCAGCAGGCGAGCGCAGTTTAGCAAAACTTATTCCAAATTTCAAAGATTCAGTTGCCAAGTCTCAAGATCCAAATTACTTGGTTTCTCCTGGTCGTGATCTTTCCAATGCCCTTGGACAATTGCCAGGGTTCTCAGCATTAAAAGACACCCAGCATGGATTTGGTCAGACTATCTCTGGCGTTACAGACGCTGTATTTGATTTTGGTGCAGACCCACTTGTTAAAGGTGGGCAATTAAATTCTGCCCTCAAGTCAGGTAAATACGTTGGCGCAGCTGTTGACGATGCTGGTAAAACATTACTTGATGAAGCCGGTAAGCCAATGCAAATCAAGGCTACGCTACCTATCGCTTCACAATCAAAGTCTATTAACGACTTTATGGTTGCCTATTCAGGCAAGGCTTATAGCGGATCACAAGTTCTTGACGCTTACGACAATCCGATCAACACAGGATTTCGCCGTGCGGTAGATACGATCGCTTCAACATCAAACCCAGTTGAGATCCAGCGTTTGTTCCCACGCAGCCAATTTACTACCTATGAGGCAGAACGCTTAGCAAAAGCCACAACGCCACAACAGGTTGTTAATGAAATGGGTAAGAGTCTTTACTCAGCAGAACTTGTTGCTCAGGATGCTGTGCCACGCACAACTCTTATTTTGCCTACCCAGACCGTTGCTCGTGCATTTGTTGACAAAGGCCTTCAGGCTGTTCGCCAGTCTGGCACTTCGCTTAACGAAGAACGCAACTTGCTTTTGCCTAAGACATCTACAGTTGT